AGGACAGCAATTAAGAACAGTATTTGATGATATTGCTCCTATGAACATCTATGCTCGTATGCTTGTCGTAGGAACTACTACTATGCCTAACTCCATCATGGATCAATGCAGAAAGTATGCAGAAGGCATCATAGAACCTGATTTAAAGTGGATTGAAGAGCAGAATGTCAAGGTTCACTACTATCCAGCTATCATGCCTAATGATGATGGCTCAGAACGCTCTGTATGGCCTGAGAAATGGCCTTTAGAATGGTTACAAAGCCAACGCCACATGCGTGACTTTGCTAAGAACTACATGAATAAGCCAATTAACACAGATGGAACATTCTGGGCTAATGAAGATGTTGTAATTGGTGAAGCAGATGAATATGGAAATACTGCTATATTTATTGACCCTGCGGTAACTAAGAATAAGGTTTCTGACTATACAGGCATTGCCGTATTGTCCAGAGGAATAAAAGATGGCAAAGATTATATCTTTGTTAGAGAAGCTCAAGGTGTAAAGATGTCTCCTCAAGATTTGCGTGAGAGAGTTGCTTTGCTAATTGAATTGTATGAGCCTGGTGTCATACATGTTGAAACAAACCAGGGTGGTGATCTATGGAAGGATGTATTTAAGGGACTTCCTGCAAAATATAGATCAAAGCATGAAAAACAATCTAAGCAAATCAGAGCTGGTAAAGCCTTAAATTATTATCAGCAAGGAAAGATTATGCACACAGCACACTTTCCAATGCTAGAAGAACAAATGTGGTCATTTCCAAAAGTAAACCATGATGACGTTCTTGACGCAGTTATGGGTGGAATACTTTATTTCCTTGACAACAAGGCAGAAAAGTTTTCATTTAAACAATTAAGTTACATAAAGGGGTAATTATGGCAGATATTAATAACGCTTTGGCGCTTCTCGTAGATCGTACACCGCATTATGAAAGAGCAGAAGCATATTATGATGGAACTGAACAAGAAAAGTTCCTAAATAAGCGTTGGAATCGCATTCTTCGTTCTGAAGGTTTGGACTTTAAGTTTAATTTTACAAGAACTGTAGTAGATACAGTCTTAAATAGACTTGAAATTGCAAATATTCAGTCAATGACAGAATCAGCTAACGCAGTTATCAAGCAAACATGGGAACAAAATGACCTATTGCTTGATCAGAATGAAATTCACAAGAGAGCATTAGTTTATGGCGATTGCTATGCAATTGTTTGGCCAGATGCAAACGGAAATACAGCAATTGATTACAATTCTCCAGAATCAACAATCATTATCTATGATGAAGAGAATCCAAGAGTCAAAAAGTATGCAATCAAGGTTTGGGAGTCAACTTCACCACTTGGAATAAAGACAATTAAGCTAAATGCATACTATCCAGATAGAATTGAGAAGTATGAGACATACGGATCAACAGAGATGGTTGTATTATCATCTTCTGCTAACTTTACTCTTATCGAAGTTGTAGAAAACCCATGGGGAGTTGTTCCAGTATTCCATTTCCGCACAGAAAAGCAATACGGACGACCAGAGCACATTGATGCTTATGGCCCACAAGATGCAATTAATAAGTTAATTGCTACACATATGTACACAGTTGATTATCAGGGTGCTCCACAAAGATATGCATTATCTTCAGGTGGAAATAGCGCAGAGTACGAAGATTTCCAAGATGATTCATCTAAGAGAGATAATTTTGGTACACTTCAGAATGGCCCAGGACAATTGTGGTATCTAAATGGTGTTAATGCTGTTGGACAATTCCCACCAGCAGATCACAAGGCATTTACAGAGCCTGCAAAGGAATATGTACGTGCAATGGCATCTTTGACAAGCACACCATTACATTACTTTGAAAAGACAGGTAATGTTCCATCAGGTGAAGCACTTAGAACTGCAGAAGCACCTTTGATGAAGAAAGTTAATGACCGTCAGCAATCATTTGGCTCAGCATGGAGAGATTTGTTTAGATTTGTTCTACAGATCGAAGGAATCTCAGAAGATGTTGCAGTTAGATGGAAGCATGTAGAATCAATTGATAGCCTTGACCAATGGGAAGTTGCTATCAAGAAATCTCTTGTTGGTATGCCAATAGAGCAGATTCTATTAGAAATTGGATATGATGAAGAACTAGCAAAGCAAATTGCTGAAATTGCTACACCTGCATCTAATCTAACACAAGGAACAAACACAACTAATCTAATTAGACAAGAAAACGCAGAAGAAGCGTAGAAAAGGATAAAAATGGAAGAGACAATTAACGAAATTGATGTGGACGCTGAAATTCGTGACCCAAAGGCAGTACTAGATGCTTTGGATAAGGCAAAGAAAGAAGCTAAACAATTTAGACTAGAGAGAGAAGAACTTTCTGCTAGATTTGAGTCCACAGCAACACAACTAGAGAGCCTGAAGTCAGGTCTCATCGCTCAGAAAGCGGTGGCTAAACTAAATAGTTTAGGTATTGCTAATTCTGACAGAATTCTCAAATACGTCGATTTGGCTAAGGTTGAATTAGATAATGATTACAACCTTACCAATTTTGATGATCAGGTAGAAGCAATTAAGGGAGATTTCCCTGAACTCTTTGACCCAAAGCTTAGAGTGGCTGGGCTTGCTGATTCAGCAGACAAGAAAGTAAATGTTCAACTGTCTGCATCTGAATTACAAGCTAAGGTCATTTTAGGAAAGTAACAATTTGTGATATAATAGTGGGATACCGCAAAGTTCCGATGGACGTTGGATTTGCGGAACTTGAAAGTATTCGGACGATTATTTCACATTTCGTAAATCTAATTTAAAGGAAAATAAATGACAATCACAAGAACAGACTTAACCGAAGCAAACGGTTACATTCTGGAAGAGCAAGGTTCTGCAGTAATTCAGGATCTTATTGCTAATTCAGGTGTTGAGCGTTTTGCTCGTCGTGAACAAATGGCTTCACGTACAAAGTCAGTACCTCGTTTTGTTGCAGATGCTCCATCAGTAGTCGCAGAAGGCGATGAAATTCCAGCAGCTTCAACAACTCTAGACGAAATCGTATTGACAGCACGTAAGTACGCAAAGCTATTCCACATCTCAGAAGAAGACGTAAATGATTCTCTAGTAGATGTTCTAACAACTTACAAGCGTGAGTGGGCTTCCCGCTGGGCACGTAAGTTCGATAATGCTTGCCTTGGCGTAACAGCAGCAGGCGACGGAGATGATGGACAGCCATTCACATCTCTATATCGTGCAATGGCAACAGATCCAAACGCACCAGTTTCACAGATCATTCAGACTGGTGGAGCAATGTCTTACGAAGACATCAACAATGCTCTTGGATTTGCAGAGAATTCAAGCAAGTTCGATGCAGCTAATACTGTATGGATGGCACACCCTAAGATGCTTAAGGAAATCCGTGGCATGGTAAAGGGTAACAACGATTTGGTTCTTCCAGATCCACTAGCAGGAACACCAGGATCTCTATTTGGATATCCATTGGTAGTTTCTTACGGTGCAGCTACTTCAGCAGCAGCAACAGATACACCAGCAGGTAACCCACTTCTAATCGTTGGTAACCGCAACATGCTCATCAACGGTATCCGTGGTGGCGTAGAGTCAGTTGTATCTCGTGATGCAGAATTTGCTCGTGATGGTGTAGTACTTAAGACAAGAATTCGTCGTGGATTTGCAGTTGCAGATGCAGGCGCATTCGGTATCGTTGAGAAGACAGCGTAAGGAGAGATAACAGAAAATGGCATCTAAACTATACGGACAATTCCTTCAGAAGGCACTTAACAAGGAAGTAGATTTCGACTCTGACACAATCAAGGTTGCACTTCTAACTTCTTCATACTCACCAAACCAGGACACACACGATTACTATGACGATGTTGTAGCAAACGAAGTAACTGGTACAGGCTACACAACTGGTGGAGCAACTCTTGCAAGCAAGACTTCAACTTATGACTCAGCAAACAACGTAATCGTTCTTGACGCTGCAGACGTAACATGGTCTTCTTCAACAATTACTGCTCGTTATGCAGTAGTTTACGATGACACACCTGCAACTAACGGAACAAAGCCACTTATTGGTTATGTTGACTTTGGTTCAGATCAGTCATCAACAAATGGTAACTTTACAATTACTTGGGATGCAACTGGAATCGTTCGCATCACAGTAGCATAAGGTAAAACAAATATGGACGTAAGAGTAGAGGCTGGCGTACTACAGGCAGGGACTGAAGCAGTCGTTGCAACTGTAGTAACCCAGAGGGTACACAGCGTGGAGATAGTCTCTCCTGTAGTTGTCAGCTTCTCTCTTGCTCCTGTAATTTCTGTTGCAGGACATAGTATCTCTGCAATCAATCCAGAATTAGCATTAGTAGGAGGACAGGCTACAGTTTAATGCTGTAGCCTATTTTTATGGGAATTTATAATAACGCAGTAAATGCTTTAACTCCAGTACACTATTGGAAGCTTGATGACACATCTGGAAACTTTACAGATTCTGGCTCAGCTAACGTAACTCTTACTAAAACTGGCACAATAACACAAAATCTTACTGGCGGAATTAATGATAGTAAGTATGCCTCATTTAATGCAAGCTCTTATGCTTCTGGAACAATTTCAAACTCTATATTTTCAGATAGAATATTTACAATATGCGGATGGTGGAAAAAAGGTACGGGGACTAATGCAGTAGACCTATTTGGTACAAGCAGAGCATCTACACCAAATGTTAGAATTAAAACTAGTAGTGGAACAGTTAGTGCTACAGTTGTAAATGATTCTGGATCAACAGTAACAGCTGGATTAGCTTATACACCAGATAGCGATTGGCATTTTTATGCTCTTGTTTGTAATGATACAACAGCAGTATTTTATGTTGATGGAGTTCAATCTGGAGCAAGAGCAACAATTGGTGGAACATTAACAACAAATACAACATTTGCCATAAATGATGCGCTTGGTGGTGGAAATGATGGATCATTTGACGAAGTAGCAATATTTAATCAAGCATTAAATGGTTCACA